AAACACCCCGCTTGCCATGCACACCGAAACCGCATTCCACCCACACAGACCATCCCATGTCGCACTTCTCTGTCTCCGAGAAGATCTCAATGCCATCACCACGCTCGCCCATGCTGAAGCGGCGGCCGCCCTTCTTGAACCAGAACAACGAACCATACTTACTCAACAACGGTTCCACACCACCGTTGACGAGAGCTTTCGTCAAAACGGCGAACCAGACCAGAATGTACCTATCACCGTTCTCGCGACCCACCCCGATACTGGTCACGTCACCTGCACATACGATGAAAGTCTCACAAAAGGTGACGATCCGCTCGCCGCGCGCGCCCTCAGTGAATTTACTGACGCCTTGCGCGTTACATCAAAGGACATCGTTCTGCGAAAAGGCCAAATCCTCATTATTGATAACAGCAAAGTCGTCCACGGGCGGCGCGCCTTCAAGCCGAAGTACGATGGCACGGACCGCTGGTTCAAAAGGGTTCTTATTTTCAACTACCCGATACCTCATACCGACATCAATGGCTCAACCATCACTACGGTCGATTTTATTTCAAAAAAAGTTAGTTAAATTCAACCAGAGAGCACGATGTTCTGCTATCTTTGGCAACCCACATACGACATACAAGCGGGCCAATCATGTCAAAGCACATCGCCATCAATGCCACCAGCCACTACCCCCCAATGCGCAGGGAACTGCGTCGCTGGATGAAGCAACAACACGACCTCTTGGCCCCTGGAACCACCACACAAAAACCACGCATCACCATCCACGGTACGCGCCACAACCTCCACGCCATCGCCACAGGATCGGGATGGGTAATCACCTATCAGTACCAACCGAACCCACGGGGGTATGTGCCGCAACTCACCATTGACGCACACGCCCAAGACCCAGATGCCGACCTCTTCATCCAGAGAATGTATCGCGACCTAAACTGCGAACGAATCAATTGGGCAATACTCTACCGCTACAAGGAAACAACTATCCATCGCAGGGGAAGCATCACCAGAGGCACCACACCCCCAGACACCGCCAGATAAATTCAACAGCCGACAGAGCCGCCAATATCCGCACGGGGGTGCCCGCCCCCCCTACTCGGTTTCCGGAAGTCCCGAACGCCCGACGCCATCGGAACGAACACGCGTTCGGTACCGAGCGAACACGCGTTCGGTGACGGCGAGATGGCGTGTCGATGCGACGTGGTGTACGACAGGCATTACTAATACCGATGCCGTTGAGTATTACAATAGGTGGTGATGTTATTGTGGAGACTTCGCACTTGGTTTGTGTAGCAGGAGTTGGTCAGAGTTGGATTACATCGTTGGAACGTCTAGCGATAATGTCGTGATGTCTAGGTGGTTGGTTTCGCCCGAGGTCAAGGCAGGGCTGAGAGTAGGAGGCGTGAGGGTCGAAACGTTTGACCCCGACGCAGTCGATGGCGATGGCGACGGTTTGGTTCAGGACGGTACGCCGTTTGAGAGACCGTCGGTTATCAGTGCGGTGGTGCGAGCAACAGAACGCGCACTAAGAGAGGCGTCGCAGTTAGCGAGAATAAGGAACGAGTCAAGAAGTTCAGGCTATCGCAGGCGGCTCAGGGGTATGTCGGCATCGGACATAGCACGCACGCAAGTACCGGGGTCGTATGAAGAACTAGCCGCCCTAATAGCAGAGCACGTAGTTGCGAAGTCGTATGTCGATCTAACGCCAGATGAAGTAATGCGAGAGGTACGCAAGATCGTCCAGGGCGCCACGGGTGGCTCACGGGTGACTATTGACTTCTCCCCAGAAGCGGTCGCGAAGTTGCGACGTGGTGTTGAGCAACAGTTATCTAATCCATCGATGAGAGCGATGGTAGAGCAGTACGGTTTCCCCCCCGTATTCGCCCTATCCAATGATGGTAAAGAACTCGAATACTCAGGGATTTTCTTTACAGGGTTCGGCATCGGCGTATCGCCAGATGGAATGAAAACAAAACTTGGCAAGGGGTCGGCATCGCCCGTCGCGTCAAGAGTGATGGCCGCATTCCACAGAAAGTTTGAGTTCCTATTTGGTGCGAGCGTTGGTGGGGACAAGGGGACTCGACGATTCCAAGTAAGGAAATCCCTAGAGTCAATACTCACCCATGAGTGGGCACATTACTTACACTTAGAGGTGTTTGGGAAAGACCTCCGTCGGTCGTCAGACACTCCAACGCGTCGCGACCTCCACTTGGCTTACATAACAGAAGATGCCTTTAATCTTGATTTTATTGATAAGACAGGCACGCCAGGAGTATTTGAGAGAATCTATGGCAAGCCAGAATGGGACAAGATTTGGCGCCAGAGAGGAAAGTTGCCACCCGAGGTACCTTTCGTCAGAACCTTCTATGGTGAGACGTCCCCACTAGAACAGTTCGCCGAAGGCATCGCGGCGATATTTGCTCACGATGGCATTGACCGCGATCTCGTTTCACCGGGGTTTGAGAGAATGGTGGCCGAAATCTTAGAACTTGACCCGAATACTGACTTGAGAGAGCAAGTCGTCAAGATGGGGTCAGCCGCAGAGAGACTTCCGCTTGACACCCCCGGAGGTTTGGCGTCAAGAGGCGCACTGTCATCAAGAGGCGAACACCTCGAATCCCGACGATGGGACAGCAACCTAGAGGGTATGTCGCCAGAAGACATAGCGCTGGAGATTACGCCTCGCAATGAGTATGACTTCATTGACAGAATGCTCAGTCACCTTGCGATTAGTGATGATGATAAGGCTATGGAAGAGCAGATAAGAGACGCTTGGGAAGAGTTCTTCCGCGACATAGAAAAGCTCGAACCCATCACCTATGCCGAACGGATCGCGTCCGAGTCGGACTGGAGCATTGACTGGAAAACAAACGACATTCGAGATGGTCTAACTGCGATGCTCACCGACGAACCCATACTGAGGGCACTCCACGAACGATTTGGCGCACCTCCGGTCATAACTACCACAAAACCTGGCGTAAAAACACTCTCCGTGGCCCACGTGGGGGCTGATGAAAACTGGGCAGGGATACATATCCGCATGCCTAGTTCAGGCTCAGTTATCGTCCTGTCTCCCGAAGACGCCAAGGGGCTTGGAAGAGACTCCAGATTGGGGGTCGCTAGCTCTACCGACTCTCGGCGCTCTTTGATTTCCCGACTTTCCTCGTTGCTGGACCGCAAGTACCGCAAACCCAAAGGGGTCACAAGAATGCTCGTTGACCCCGGTCCACGAGGGACGTACAGACATGAGTATGGCCACTATGTTCACAACAAACTTCGGGATCCGTATCGGCGCGTGGACCCGTCCATAAGCCGTTGGGTTTCTGCTTATGCAGAAGATACTTGGGAAAAGTTCTTTGAGAAAATAGGGCGTCCTGACTGGGCCGAAGCGTGGGAGCAACGTTTCGTCCGTGAAATGCCCCCTGACTTCCCAGCAACTAACCCTATGTACGCATGGACAAACCCGCTTGAGATGTTTGCTGAGGGGTTTGCGGCGTACATGAGCCCCAACCCAGAGTCCCGCGCAATGAACAACGACGCGATGAACAGAATGCTCGACACCGTGCTCAGCGTCGAAATCGGTGGCCCACGAGAGCAACACCTGATTGACCCGAGCAAAGTTCCACCCCAAAATCTACAGGTTGCGGCTCGTCGCGCCGATGGACTTGCGTCAAGAGGTAGCGCGCCGTCAAGAAGTGGCGCGCCGTCGTACTCTACTGACCGACAAATCGTCAATAGACGTGGCAAACCCAAGAGAACGAAACGCCGGTCAGAGATGTTCCAGAACACATCGACTGACGAGAAAGTTGCCTACGCAGTCCCGACAACGAAACAAGAGTATTACCAGATGGTTTACGACGCTTGGCACGAGCGCGTCGTTGCCGGGCACGCCTCGGCATCATGGGGTAGGACCCGTCGTCGCCTTGAGGATGTCGACAAGTTGCTGACGTTTGACCCAGAAACAGGTAAGCCGACGTCCCGCATCCCAGAGATACAGGAGGGCCTAGACAAGGTTTGGGAGAGGGCCAAGTTAGCGGAGCCCGACTTTTCCCCGGAAGCGGTCGCGATGTCTAGGGAAATATTCAGGAGGTCGCTTGACAGTTCCCCGGCTATGAGATGGGCGGTTGAGCAACACGGCATGCCGCCCGTGGGGATGGCCAGCGACAGCGCGATGCGGATGACTATCGCGTCATACATCTCACACCCATTGGGGCATCTGTCCCTCCGAGATCCTGATGCCTCAAAGGTGATTATTGACCGCATGCGTGCCGACCTCGGCCCCAAAGCCACGCTATTTGACTATCTCAAACATCCAGATTTTGACAAACTTTTCAGGGCCGCCACCGGGGATGAGGACGGGAAACCGTGGTTCCCGACGGTTGGCGGATACGTGAATGACTCTGGCGGCGGGAGCATCCTGCTGTACCCCGGCAGCACGGGTCATCGGATGTGGATGGACGGGTACAGGATGGATCTGGGACACGTCCCGAAACCTGGGGATCACAACGTCCTTGACAAGTCACTCGAAGGTGTCATTCTTCACGAGTACGGCCATTACCTGGACTACTATGCCAGGCGACGGGCAAGTGGCATGGCCGACGGATCAATGCCTCAGTCTGAAGCGTTTGAGTACGCATTTAATGTCCACGGGGCACTAGCAAAAATAGGTCTAATGGATGTCATAAATGGGAAGCGTGACCCAAATGGTTATTGGACCCAGACCAGATACGGCCAAACCTCAACCGACGAGATGATTGCCGAGGCGGTGGCCGCCGTACTCTCCGGCAACCCCGCGGCAATAGAAATGCTCAGTCCCGCACTCCGAGATCAGGCGTATTGGCTGGTTGGGGTCAAGGCAACCAACGCTGAGAAACCCGGCAAACGAACATACCCAACGATGCCTTGGGCCATGAGTGCCGAAGAGCTCCAAGTTGCGGCAATGGCATCAGAAGATGTGCGAGAGATGGCTCAAGCCAGCCAGCGGGTGGACATCTTCTTAGATGAAATGGCCCAACGATCGCCCAAGAACCGCCGAAGACAAGCGGACTCTATTGATGAAGGGGTCCAAAGATTAGGCGAAACAATGAGACGATGGGAAAAAGAACGCGAAAAACAACGGAAGCGCCAAGAAGAGTGGGAGCGCAATAACCCTGGTCAACCCATGCCCCTGATGGGCGATGCGACTAGGGGCAAGACAGTCCCGCCCAGCAAAGAAGAACAAGAGAGGTCGGCAAAGGAGGCCGTCGAGCTCGCCCGCCAGGCCCAAGGGTACCTAAAGATACTCAGGGAGCACGGGTACACAGACCTTGACGACCTTGATCCAGGGGAAACAGAGGAAATACTTGAGGCGATCTTTAGGGGTCGCGTGTCTCTCACCGGGGATAAGACATACGACAACCGCAACATCTACGAAGCTCAAGATGCAGCGGCGGCGAAGGTGATGATGGCACTTGGATACGCAGTCACCATAAGGGACGACAAGGCTGGCGAGTCAAAACTACTTGAGGAGAGTATTGACGAGTTTGCTGCTGAAATCGACAAGATGACAGGAGAGATGGCCGATGCCGAAAGCGACCTCTTCCAAAACTGGCTGAAGTCCTACGGAATGACTATTGATGAGTTCAGGAAGATGCCCAAGGGGTCAGAACGCAAGAAAATCGTTGACAACTTCGCCGCATCGTTTGAGATAAATCTCTGCAACTACTACATCGCTGGCACCAACGTATTCTGCGGTGAAAACATCGGTGTCACGAGGGTTGACATGCCGCAACTAAGTGGCCGCACCGTCGGGAAGGACAGTCCCGCAATCAGGGCCTTGCTCGCTGGCCGCATCAAGGGCAAGTTTGAGATGGATAAAAAGAAACTTGGCGAACTTGATGAGGGCGTGCAAGAGATCGTCAAACACCTCGCAGACAACTGGTCTGACATCGCCGAGACTTACTACGCCGGCAGGCCCGTAAAGGCGACGATTGGCGGAAAGAAAGTCACAATCACGAAGGAGCACGTAGACGCCTTCTTGGGGAGCGTCAACTGGAACGACACCGAGGCTGATGTAGTCCCGCTGTTTGAGCAGGCCGCAAGGAACTTGGGGATTACGGTTGCCGAAGCTGAGTTCGTTGATCCAGAAACCATGCTGGGGGCGCAAAACGAACTACAAACCAGAAAAGTTGCGCAGATGGCAAGGGGTGTGGTTGCAGCAGTCCAAGCGGCTACCGAGTGGTTTGAGGAGCAGAACGGGCGCAAGCCAACTCGGGACGAAATCATGAAACTCGTGTCGGACAGGAAACAACTAGCAGAGTTGCGCAAGTGGGACGTGGCCAAACATGGTGGCGATGGCAAATACAACGTATTTACGAAAGCCGACGGCATGTTCCAGGCAACTCTCGCAACCGGAAAAGGCGACGGGCAACGATACATGCTTGACGGCCACCACCGATGGGCTGGACTAATCTTGGCTAACAAGATGCTCCGCGATAGCGGGTACGACGATCAGACTGTCTTACTTCAGATAAAGAGACTTGAGACGGACATCATGACCGGCCTTGAGGTCGGGCGCACGATCCAAGAACTGATGGGTATCAAAAACGCCGCGCTTGGGGCTGAAACGCCATTTGATAGGGGCAAAGGAGAAATAGTCCCGATTGGTGCTGACGAATACGCGACGTTGCTGAAAAAACTATCTCCAGCCGAACTTGGGAAAAGCCTTATGGAACTGCGACTCAAGAAACAGTACGAGAAAGACCTTATCGGCGCCTCATCTAGACCAGAACGCGAGTTCTTGCCGGGGTTACTTGACGCGATGACGGGTGGCTTATCGCCGATGGCGCGCTCACGACGCTTGGGGCCATCAACGCCGGGGAAAACCGTCGAACAAATCGAGCGTAGAACCAAGCCGCGCAAGCCACGCCTGTATCTTGACCCAGAGTCTGGTGACGAATACATCATAGGTCAAAGCGGTCGAAGGTTCGTGGCCACTATTGGCGGGTTCGAAGCCGCGTCTTTAGATGTGTTCCCCGGTGATGACGGGTTGCCGAAGACACATGGTGTCGAATCTCGTCCCGGAACACCCAGCGGGCTCGCCGAAGAGCTGGTCGCCGCAGCAAGCGAGAGATACGCAGGGCTCGCGTCCAGGGGAGATGACCGGGTCGTTGACATCAAGCAGCCAAATGTCCAGCCAGTCGGTGAGGATGACATCTTGGTCACAGAACTTCCGGGAGAACCAGGAAGCGAGGAGCATGCCGCCGCATTTGTGGCAATTGCCGAGAAGTCCCGAGACGAAGGACGCGTGCTGGTGTTCTCGTACACCAAGCCGGGAAGTCCCCCGGAAACAAGGCGAGTTCGCGTCACAGAAATCAAAAAGGGTTCGAAAGCGACCTATCTCGTCGCGTCGGACTTGGACAGAAATGGAGAGAGCAGGGATTTCAGAATTGACCGAGTTGGCGCTCCAGAGGTCAAAAAGTCTCCAAGTGGGGCAAATGTGACGACCAAACAACCCAAAAAGCCGCGTAGCCAGCCGGCGCCATACGCCGGGGAGGGCCAACGGGTGTTTGATGGCGCAACATCGTGGAGAGACGTCGTACAAAATCTTGGCAAGGGAGAGTTCATCGCATTTGACTTTGAGACGGTTGGCTTTGATGCCGACCCAGTCACCGGGGAAATGCTGCGTACCGGACTGCCGGTCCAGATTGGTCTTGTTCGAATCCGAGATGGCCAAATCGTTGAGCGGCTAAATCTTTACATGAACCCAGGAGTCCCGCTGAGCGGGTGGTCCAAGGACAACCTCAAGCGCTACGATCCAGAAACCGGGAAAATGATCCAGATGACCGACGAGTGGCTTGCCACGCAGCCGCCGTATGCCGATGTATTGAGACAAGCCATCGAGTTCATGGGCCCAAATCCAATACTTGTAGCCCAAAACCACCCCTTTGACAAAATGGCGATGGAGCAGGCGCTTGAGGCCGCCGGGTTGTCTGATCTATTTACGCCTGCCGGGTATCTAGACAGCCTGGGAATAGCGAAACTCGCTTATCCAGAAAAATCGTCCAGAAAACTTCGTGGCTACAGGCTGGGAGACCTTGCCGAAGAGTTTGGCTACGACATGGGCGACGGGTGGCACTCGGCGGATGTTGACGCAGAAGCGGCATGGCAAATCATTGTGAACATGACCAACAGGCTTGCCGACGCAGAGGATGCCGGGGAAAGTGTCGATAGGACGCTACTCAACCCCGTCGATGTTGAGATGCGCATGAAGGCAACTAGTGCGGAGTACAAGAGACAACTTGAGGCTCTGCGGGCATTTGAGGCGGCGCGTAACAAGATGCCGAATGCCGAACCCAGCCTGCAGTCAAGGGGGGCAACAGTCCCGCAGGAGCGGATAGACGGCGGCAAGGGATTGATTGATCATCTGGAGAGCTCGCCTCGCCCAAGTAAAAAACCGATTGCGGGTCCCGTGCTCATAGATGACGCAAGAAGCGTCTTTGATGGTGAAATAGTTGGCCGAGATGGTCGCAAGTACAAGATCAGGGTCCAACAGGCAATCCTGTATCATCCCGACGACAGCACGAGCTCAATCTCCGTAGATGGCGGAGTCTTTGACGAGAGCGGCGAGGAAGTGGCGACTTGGACTAGGAACATAAGGTATGACAAGATCACCAATCGCGCCCATGCCTTCCATAAGTCGTTCATTGTTGCGGACGGTCACCGGGGAAGAGGAATAGCGACGGCGTTTAACAACCGAAACGACGATCTCTACTCGACACTCGGGTTTGGCGACACATTGGTTGACGCCGCAAGTTCCACCTCAAGAGCTCGTTCGCCCCGCAGGATGACGGGCGTCACTCATTGGGCCCGAACCGGCTATGACGTATCTAGGAACAAGGACTGGAATGCCCTCAAGAATGCCCTTGAGCAAATCGTCAAGGAGACGAGGGATGGAGGTGAACTACTAGACGACGGACCCATTCCTCCCAAGACGATACGCAGGATAGAAGACATCATTGACGACATGAATCGCACCGGGTTTAATGATCCAGCACGACTGACCGCCGGGGAAATCTTGAGATGGCCGGGTGCCGATCAGGCACTCGCATCGGTGTACGACGGCCTGGGCCTGAACATAGAAATGAGAAAGACCGCAGGATCTAGCGAAGGTTTTGCGTCCCGTGGTGGCCGCTTCTCCCGTCGAGAGCCAGCCCTGTTTGACGGCGCTCCTCGATATACGAACTTCCCCGGCTCAACTGTCTCCCCGGCGAATGTTCGGTGGGAAAGAGAGCGTCGACATCGCGTCAGTCTCGAACAACCAGAAATGGCCGAACAGATCCTTCAGGAATACGAACAAGACATCGTCGGACCCTGGAAACTCGCCGATAAATACGAGACATCAAATACCCACATCCGCAAGATCATACAAATGGCCCGCCGAAACAGAAGGCAGAAAGAGGAATCAGCATCAGTCGGCCTTCAGTCCCGAGGTGGCATATCCGGAAGCACGAAACTACGGGTGATTGATAACGACGACGAGCGGATCCAGAAGCTCATGCCCATGATTATTGATGAAGAACCGAGCCCAGGGATACGGGCTCGGATTGATGCCGTTCGCCTGTCTGACGACTTCCCGTCAGACATGAAGGCGTACGACACGCTGGCCAGATACGGAAGGAATAAAAGAAGATTTGTTGAGTACGTAGATTCCAACGGGAAAACCACCCCGTATTTGCTCCAAAATACATCTCGCGGTGACAAAGTTATTGTCTACAGGGTTGATGCCTTGATGAAACTTATTGAGTCCCGCGACGGCAAGATTTCGGATTACGCATTACAGCATCCCGCCGATCGTAATAACTCACTAAACAGCGCCATCGCCGGGATAATGCATGCGAGCCTTCCGATTGGAACTAGGGCCGCGAAAGATCATTACGAGATTTATGGCATCGAAGTAAAAAAGTCCCATCGGCGACGCGGGCTCGGAACGGCAATGATGAAGATGCACCGAGATACATTCCCCGAACTCCGACTAAGCCACTCCTCGCAATTGTCTGAGGACGGAAAGAACTTTGCTGTCGCAACCCCAACCCTCTCGGGTGGTTTTCAGTCTCGAGGCAACGCACCCAGAAAGTACGATCTAGATGAATTCATCGATGAAATCCGTGAAAACGACAGGAGAGGGAAGAACAAGAAGCCGAAAAAGGCGACGCAAGGTTGGAGAAATTGGACATCTGGAGTGAAGCCGCAATCTGGAACTGACCCAGATGATCCAACTCGACTTGAGCATTATGCCGCATACCCCGTCGTTGAGCCACAAGACTTCGGGTGGCGCAACGGTGACCCGGGCACGCCTAGGTGGATGCCATTTAGGGACGCAATCCGAGAAGAAGTCAGCCGGGGCAACGAAGTTCCGGATGAAGACATCGTTAGCGGGTTGGCAGGGAATGAGGCCATATGGGTAACACATGACAAACGCGAAGCGGCCCGCTATTCGATGGGTGCCGAAGATTGGGATAGCGACATCCCGGATGAGACACTCGATTCTCTGGTCCAAGAAGTAGATCTCCGGGGATCGGTTCCGGTACTTGACGATGGCGATGGCGGCTACTTGTACGTTAGGCCGCGAAAGTCCCGCGGCTTGGGTTCGCGGGGAGGGCAACCAGGCACATGGTCCGGGTGGCAAAGAACCCCGGAGTGGATTAGGGCCACGGGTGACCCGGAGACAATCCGAATGACCTGGAACGCCGCATCAAGAAGGGTTGACCAAGCATTCCGAGAAATGGACATCAACGGCGGATCAACAAGCAACATCGTCCGAGAAGGGCTCGAGTTCGCGACCGCATTCGCCGGGGCATCAATCTTGGCGAGGACCGCTAACCTGCCAGAAACAGATCTTGATTTTATGTTGGATTCTGGGCTGGGTCAATTGGCGGAAAGGTACGGGATGGACTTTGCGATAGGGCTAGTGGGCCAGCAACTAATCACATGGGGCTCAATCAATCGGGAGAAGATGGCCAAGAAGGCCGAAGAGATCCGAGCGAGAATCAAGAAGATGGGCGAGATGTCCCGCAGGGCAACCTCCCAAACTCGGCTAATCTGGGGCCAGGTGGCCGACATGGCGAAGCCGAACCGGGTGAGGAAGAAGTCGGTACGGATAACCGGCAATCCAGCGGCCGCATGGGCCCAGATGTCTTGGAAGTCTTGGCTGAAGTCGCGTCCCCCGGAAACGACGGCGCGAATGGCCCCAACAAGGCCGATTGCCTACGAACGTATGGCCAGAGAACTCTTTGAGTCCGGGTATCTAGGGTTACCGGGGACATGGGGACCCGCAAAGGCCGTGGCGCTTGACGAGTCGTATCGAGAGATCGGTGGCGGCTTTACTGCTCTCCAACCCCTAGGGGCCACAAACCCCTAAAGGAGCGTCGCGTCGCCGGGGAGTAGGCGGCGGGGCCGTCGCAACCGCGCACCCGTCGCTTGCCGTCCCGTCCGACGCGTCCGAGAGTGCCGTCGCGTGCCATGGCACGACGGCGCCCGACAGTTATCGGTTGTTCAGAAGGGCTCGTCTGTCGCCCCTACCGTCGCAGTCTGGCGGGGCTTGCGAGCGACCTGCTGTGATTGTGGTCGGGCCGACGGCGCGCCATCTCCCCCGGTAACACGCTTACGCTCGAGCGACTCGATGCTACGGGTGAGGATACCGATGTCTTCTGCGACGATCTCGACCGCCGAACGCTTGTTGCCTTCCTTGTCCTCGTAGGATCGTTGCTCAAGGCGACCAGTCACAATGACACCGATGCCCTTCTGCGCGACTCGAGCAAGATTTTCTGCCTGATATCGCCAAGCGGTGACGTTGATGAACGACACCCTTTCCTGCTTCTCGCGGTTGTCGTCATACCAGACATAGTTGACGGCCACGCTGAACGAGCACTTGGGGGTCCCGTTGGCGAGTACCGTAAGTTCTGGATCTGCGGTGATGTTGCCGCTGATCGTTACTGGGGCCAGATTCATTGCCTGTCTCCTGTCGTTGTCGGAATAGTTGCCTTACATGCGCTAGGCTATCACTCCAAACGTCCGGAGGCAACATTCATGAGTTACGCGGCAGACATAAGGCTAAAAGTCATAGAACACCTACAGGAACTGCTATCTGACCTACAGATGGTGGACGAGGATGTGGACGACATGACCGACGACGAGGTGCGGGCCATTATGGATAACTCCCTGACCATCGCTGGATACATTCTTGACTCAATGGGGTTTCAGCCCATCTCGACAAATTCATCGGGCACAATTATTGCCGAACTTGCCCTTGAGGAACCGTCTGCGTTCCTTGATCGTATCGCATCTCAGGACATTGTGCAATAGTGAACGGGTAATCTTTGCCAAGCGACGATCTCGGGTAAGATGGGGGTGTCGTAACCGCTAGTCAGTCGGATGTTATTGATGACCGACCCATCTAAACGGGAGAGACAACTTGGCATCACAAATCGGAGGATTGTTTTTCACCCTGACGCTACTTGCGACGGGTTGGGCGCTCCCCGCTACCGACCCACCCATCGTCAAGGTGCGCCCTCAGCACATCTCGGTCATCGCCCCTCAGCACATCTCGGTCATCGTGCCGTCGGGTTCCCAAGACACCATCGAACCCACCACTCTTGCCAAACATGAGCACGGGGTCTCCCACTACGGCATCACCTTCTCCCACGGAGATGTCTCTTGGCTCAACCAACTTGCGACCGTGGCGGGCTGGCCCGCCAGCACCCACGAGAAACTCGCGCTCGTCATCCTGAGGGAGTCGGGGGGGTGTCCCAACCGCAAGGGTGGAGATGTCGTAGACAAGAACTGCGAACTCGTGCGGGTGTCTGAGTGGAACCATCGCTCAGACACGGGGTTACTCCAAATAAACGGGGTGAACTACAACCCGAAACGCAACAAATGGGCACGGGTGTGTCTTGACCTCCAAATCTGCGAACAGGCACCCCTACTTGACCCCCTGAATAACCTCAGGGCTGGTTATCTTCTCTATCAATACTCTGGCTGGACTCCGTGGGATCCCTGCTCTTGGGATAAGACCCGTTGCCGAAATACTCCATAGTTCACCGCGCCCTCGTGGACCCGATGATGGGTTATCTTCGCCACGTGGCAAACAATGTGGAGTATCATTGAGTCGCATGACACGACCAAAAAACTTTGACGACCCCGAAAAGGTCGCCGCATTGGCACGAACTTATGCCAGAATGTTCAGAGAGGCAGTAACTGGAGAAATCCGGCCAAAGCCAGACACCAACGATACGGGAGATAAAAACAATGACTCCGAGTGACGACATGAACGCCGAGCAACGAGATGCGATGGCTAAGTTGTACAAGGCCGAGCAAGAGAAGGAACTCGAGGAGCTTCTTGAAATTGAGGCAAAGATAGCGAAGTACGCCAAGCGCTCAAGGAACGATGACGATGACGATGACGATGACGATATTGAGATGCCCGAAGATGTTTCCGAGGACGACGATGTCATGGCAGCCGAGGACGAACCCGCCGAGGAACCGACTGATGAAGAACTTGCGATGCAGGATCGCAATCGCCGTCGCATGATGCGCGCCCCTCGGGGCGAGCGTGGACAGAGAATGGGCAGGATGGATCGCGACGAGAAGGATGCGATGCTTGCTGAAATGGAGCTCAAGAGGGCCTTCTCGCCCAAGAAGCGACGCAATCTTGCCAAGGAGGGGATGGCTCTCCCTGACGGTTCGTTTCCGATTGTGACCACCGAAGATCTCAAGAACGCAATTCAAGCGTTTGGTAGAGCCAAGAATCAAGCACGCACCAAGCGCCACATCATGAAGCGCGCCCGCGCCCTAGATGCGGAGAACCTCATCCCAGAAGCATGGAAATCTCTTGAAGAGTCCACGGAAACTAAGGCCAACATCGAAATGGCACCAAAAGAGGGAATGATGGGGCCGATGTCCCGCGAAGATCTCATGGCAAAGATTTTCGGCAAGAAGAAGCCCAGCACCAAGAAACCCGCCATGAAGAAGCCGGCTGCGTCGGACGACGAGATGTCCGACGACGAAACATCCGAGGACGACGACTACCCAAAAGCCTAATCGATCCCAAGGAGTTCGTTACGAACTCCGTTGGTGATGTATCGCCGTTTGAACTAGAAGAAAAGACAGCAAAGAACAAGTACACCAAGCCGGGGTTGCGCGAGCGCATCAAGCGTCGCATTATGGCTGGATCAAAGGGCGGTAAGCCGGGTCAATGGTCGGCACGCAAGGCGCAACTCGTTGCTCAGGAATATAGAAAAGCTGGCGGCGGATATAAGGGCGGTAAATCAACTGGTCAACGTTCTCTTTCTAAGTGGTCAGGTCAAAAGTGGACGACATCGGATGGCAAACCCGCAATTCGCAAGGGCGGAACTACACGATACCTTCCCGAGAAAGCATGGAAGAAACTGACGCCCGCTCAGCGAGCCGCGACGAATCGCAAGAAGCGCGAGGGCAGTAGGAGTGGTCGGCAGTTTGTTAGAAATACCGAAGCCGCAGCAAGGGCTGGGGCAACGGCGCGAAAGTCTGCTGAGCAGTTTTCGACCGCGCTGAAATCCCTCTCTGACGATCAGTTTGACCTACTCTTCCCAGAAGGCAGGGATTCGGTTTCTCTTTTAGAGATGAATGAAAAGTGGATTTTTGATGTTGGAACTGCCTTCCTCCGAAGGGCACTCACCAACAGAAGGCGCAAGCGCAAGCGCCGACGCTGGTTCAAGCAAGGTCAGGAGAATGGGGTTGAGCAAAAGGCTGAAAAGAAACCCCTCCGCGACCCCAAGGGTGGTTTGACCGCTGCTGGGCGAGCGCATTTCAAGCGCACCGAGGGCGCAAATCTCAAACCTGGCGTCAAAGGGCCAGCGGACACGCCAGAAAAAATGCGACGCAAAGGATCGTTCCTGACAAGGTTTTTCACGAATCCGTCAGGTCCGATGGTGGGCGAAAATGGAAAGCCGACTCGCCTAGCGCTTTCCGCCGCGGCTTGGGGTGAGCCAGTCCCGAAGAACCGATCCGATGCGGCGAAGTTGGCCGCCAAGGGTCGCAGACTCTTAGAGCGATACGAGAACACGAAGAAGAATAAAAAGTAAGTTAAATAAGAATTAACCCAGGGGATCAACCCTTACCCCCGGCTAACCCCTAAGTCTCTTGCTGCACGCGAGGCAAAACTCCGCCCACGGGTAAGAGCGTCTCATGCTTGCTGGGTGCTCACAGTAAAGTATTTTGCTAGCGGTTGTGTTCAATGTGTCTCTTGCAAAGGCCGACATTGTCTTGCCCGTCGTTTCAGCGGCCTCTTTCCAGACTCGTCGTTCTTCCTCCGTACACCTTATGAGAAACTGCTTGTCCGCGGGCGAATCCTGCTCCTCGCCTTGAGATACTGGCTTGATCGTTAGCGCCATATCCTCCATCACATTCTCCACAGCATCACGAAGTTTCTTGTCCGCCACCATCCTCGATCACCTCCGCGTCTATAACGCCGTCGGCTCTTGACATTAGTTCCTTGACAACGTGTTGCGGTAGAACACCCGATGAGGCCATAAGCTCCATTAGTCGTCGAGCATCAGCTTCTGGCGTATACGCAGAAAGCTCCCGAGCGCCTTCTTGTCCCGCCAATGTGGCCCTCAGACTCGGCCCAGCATCAACCGCCATTTGGACATTGACATTGACTCTCTCCATCCCGAGCAATCGTGAGCGTCTATCAATAATCGCCAAGACTTGTTGAACAGCCTTAATATCTGGCTCAATTGTCACTTCGCTGCCATCGTCCATCACCTTCTTGCGATTTTGTGTTAGCGGCCACAGCGAGGCCTGGAGGCCGTCAAGTCGCTCCAGCTCAAGCCGGAGCACATCTGAATAGTTTAGTCTCGCCTCGGAGTTCATCCTGCTAAGCATGCGCTCGACGGCCTTATTGACCGCTGATGTGGTCAAATCAAACCGCTTAGCAATTTCGCGCGCCGAAACGCCAGCCTTCTTCATGGCAAATATGCGGTAGTCCCGCTCCGCAATGTGTTCGCGGGTAAGCACCCTATTTCCGTCAGCCATCTAAATCCTCCTCCCAATAGTACCCCTAGTCGGGGGCGCAACGGGTGCTAGTGTTGTCACTAGGCCCCCGCGGCGGGTTTTCCCCTCCTTTGTTCCGTCGCGGGGGCTACTCATACTGTGACATAATTATATTTGATGAATGAAGAGCCGAAACAAAAAGAACGCCCGAAGAAGCGTAGACCTCGGTTCATCAACCCAATGGCGGCGAAGCCAAGGTCGTGTTGTCCCAAGAAATAACCTCGTTTATTTTCTTGGCTATCCATGTTGCAACCGGGGCCGCAACGCCATTCCCACACATCTTGTAGCGTTGTGAGTCGGCAATTCTCGTGCCGTCGTCAGCAAACTGCGTGTGGTTCTCTGGCCACCCCATAAGTCGTTCGCATTCAAGCGGGGTGAGACGACGCACCAACATGCTGGGAGTGGTGTTATCAGCAATAAAGTCGCTCGAGTCTCTGCCCACCCTCAATGACCTATGGGAACCATCCCCCTCAAGTTTTTGGTTGTAACCGTCGTACTGATAGATGCTGGGTGATGCCTGTGTCGCCTTGATGGTTGGAGACGTGTTTTCCAATACCGTGGCATTGCTTCCGAATTGCGTATCAAACGAAAATACACAATCATCGGGTTGTGTAATAAATGTCTGAGCATGATGAGATTGCACCGACGGCCTGAGGGCCGAAATGGCATTTGCAACCCTTATCTCGGTAGCACTAAAATTGCCCGCGTGCGCGTCTTCTCTGATTGAATACGCAACAGACTGAGACCCAGTCTGATCAAGGGTGTACGAAGGATCGCCATTCTCCCCCACGCCGAAACCGTTTTGGTTCTTCTCCATCTCGCGACCATCCTGAATGGGAATCGCCACATCGTCGCCCTGAACAACCATGGGGGCGTTGTTTCCGCCGGTACCCATTTTGCTGGTGAGCGTCTGGGTGACACCATCCTTCGCCACGCGAACCCCATCTCGATATGAGTTCTCAAAAACCAACGGGTCACGAGAAACGATTAATGCCGTAGCACGAGTGTCAGTCCCGTTCTCAAATGTGTTCAATGTTGGCGACACCACACCAGTAACCCATGTCTCAAAATCATCCCTGTCTTTTGCTCTCCGCGACTTTGCGAACGGCATCTGAAGTTGGGAAATCTTGACATTCTCTGAAACTATCCCTCGGTTGCCTTCATCGCGATCACCGAAAGGGCCCTCAGCAGCGGTCGTGGCAATACTTTCCCTCGCCTTGATGCGCGTCTCAATATTCCTTGGCAGGCTTTCGGCGACAGGAAGAACTTTTGGTCGACTTCGCTCGGCATCTGAAGTACGGAAGAAAGCAACGATGAAGATTCTGCGCCGTCGCTGGGGCACTCCGAAGTATTGAGCATCCAACACGGACCACTCAAGCTCCACCGCCCCTGTTTTTGCCATTTCATCAAGGACGACCCCGAAGTCAGCACCTCCGTTGGAAGTGAGTGCCCCTGGGACATTTTCCCAAATAGAGATTCTTGGGTATTCATTATTGGTCAACTCCCTTATTTCTTGGATGATCCTGATTCCTTCATGGAACAGGCTTGACTTTTCGCCCGACAGGCCAGCACGCTTCCCGGCAACACTGAGATCCTGACACGGACTACCCCATGCCACGACATCGGGAGGAGGGGATGCCTCAAGAACACGCGCACCAGTCAATGTGGAGACATCAAGCCACTTCGGGACATGCGGCCACTTCCGCTTAAGCACGCGCTGGCAGTGTTTGTCCCACTCGCACTGAAACGTCGTATTCCATCCAGCGGCCTCAAGACCCATATCAAAGCCACCGACGCCGCTGAAAAGGCTGAGAATGTTCACGGGTGCAACTTACACCACGAGACGCTATCTAACGGGACAGACCCCAGTCCCGCAATCGTTAATGTCAAGTTCCGCACCGATACCAGATTGCTGTAGCGGTACAGCGAAATCAATTTTTGACAACAGCTTTTGGTATTCATCTTCCGTAATCTCTTCGTATGGGGGCAACGGAAAATTGTGATCAGAATGGAGAAGAAATGATACCGACTTGATGCTCTTGTCGTAGTTCTTTTCCAGCCAAGCCCTGATCTCCTCTAGTTCGTCTTTTCGGTAATACACAGTTACTGATACCGCGTTGTCTGCCCATATGGTCTGCAGGCGCTTGACCCATTCAAGTTGATCAACGGCAGTAACTTCTGATGCCAAAACCGCGCCGTCGGGTGACTTGCAAGGGAAATCAACGACATAGCGAGTGTGATCTTCCCGCCCGTCAATGCCGATATCCCACTGAATTTTGTAACCACGCTTGCGACACGCATCTATAAGTGGATCAGATGACCCGAATCTGACTCTGCGCACATAAAACTTCGCGTACGCGGGATGGATGCCGGGGGTAACGCCAGGCAATAGCGACAGCGTTCCTGATGGCTGAACGGTGGTCAGTCTTACCGATTCTGGTATGCCTTGTTGTTTTGACCACTTTGAATCAAAATCACGAAGATGTGCATAAACCCCAGAAAGCCACTCAATCTTCTCCTCGTCACATTGCAAAAGTCCCGTCACGCTCTGACCAAGACGAGCATTTTTATGCGTCGTTTCGGTAGTCTTTTCGTATGGGTACGACAGTCTCGTGATCTGCTTCTGCACCTTGTACAGCAGGGTGCTGATATCAATCAACTGTGCCTTTGATGTGACGTTTGGCAAGAAGATGGTGGCGAGATTGCACGACTCCCCATCAGCAAGGGCAATCTCGGCACAGGGATTGAAGCCCTCAACGGTTGGGTCGGGCCGCTTGTCGCCAAGCCTGCCGACCGAGCGTGCAAGTTTTCTGTTGACGAAACCATACGGTTCACCCGATCCGTCGTAGCCCTTCCAGATTTCGGGCATTATCTCTTCGTAGGCATCGGCGTAGATGCTGTTGTTTGAGTTTGCCCTCCACGCAGGAACCGTGCCAGTTGACCAGTTCTTCGCCCTAACGAAAAGGACATCATCTGGATCGCCGATGGCGATTTGGGCCGATCGACGCGACGACCCAGAAACTACAACCCTGCCGATTATGTTGCAGATGTCAAGCACATCGATTGAACGGAGTTTCTTGCCCTCGCGGTTGCGCATCACCTTGCAAATGTCATCCACGCCATCAATTAGCGCCTGTGGGCCAGAAGCGGTGCCACCGAATGTCTTGAGGGGTGCCCCATACTGCCGAATGAGGATCGTTGAGTAACTGAATGACTTTCCGGTATCAAAGAAGGACTTGAGAATACTATGCAGAAGACGTCGCCAACCTTGGCGAGAATCTGGCACGATGATGTCGGCATCGTTCGTTCGCTCATGGGTGATAATGACCCCTGCCTTAATTTTGGGGAGATCGTGTATTTTTGATCTTTCTACTGAGAAACCGACTCCACCACCGAGCATGAGATAGTCAAATAGAAACTCAAAGTCTTCAATCTTTTCAATGTTTGTGAAGTAGCAGTTGTTTAGCGATGCGGCATTAAGTTTTTTGACGAGCGGTGTCCCGAGTTGCCAGAGCGCGCGTCCAGACAGTGAGCAACGAAGATTGAACATGTGATCAAACAGCCGTTCTGCTTCATCTGTCTCAAGCGGTGCCCCAATATCAATCGCGCCATTTACTGCGCGCGCGCATGTCTCAATCCATGTCTCGCTACGCCCCGCCCCATCAATCTCGCGACTGTAGGTGCGTAGGTACACAACCTCGCCCATGCCGCCAAACCCCCACGGTGGTGTCTCCGTGACATACGAAGATAAAAACTTTTGATCCAGATGATTCATGGCGCTCTCCGTGACTGGTCGCAGAACAATAGCAGTTGGGGATAGAGAATTTTACCCCAGTTGGCGAGCGAGAATATTTACTTAATCAGTCCTATTTCCCTTGCGCGAGAGAGGCTGATATAAGAACCCTTCCGGTGCAAAATCACCCGTGCCGTCGTGTAGGGAGTAATTTGCTTTTCCACAACTACGTCTTCTTCAACCAAAAAATGGTCGGCAACATCATAACCAACAAGGGAAGTTTTCCCCAAGAAATCCACATCCCAAGACTCGCCAGTGCAATCACCCGTCGGGTGGCCGCATACTGGACATGGCCCAAGAGTTGCCCCATGTACCGTTGCGTCAGCAAAGCGATACGTCGTCCCGCGATCTTCGTTCCTGAAGGGGTTGGGCCAATTCAACATGAATACATTCTACTCCACTCGGAAATCAAGAACTTCAAACCCATCATCCGCCAGTTGCTGGGCAACCGAATCGCGAATTTCCCGCGTCATCCCTAGGTTCTCCTTCTCGGCAAGCGATCTCACCAACATGGCCGGAAACATGCTTTCACGCAAGACCGAAACCGCTTTATCTGGTGTTGCCAGCATCCTTTTCCACGAGATTTTTTTGCCGTTGTAAGAATACGGGAGCGCAACCACGCTCACGGATGATCTGCCATCAACATCGGTCCTAGCGTGCGTGACAGTTATGCACTCATCAACCCCCTTGCCTGCAGCAAACAGGTCGCGAAGGCTTTTGCCCTTAGATGCCATCGGATCGAGGGACACAAAGCCTTCCGCAACCATGGTGACTTCGCTGATGCCCCAGTATTGACGCATAGCAACACAACAGGCCAAGCATTGATTAAACCTGTCTGCTACTGGCTTGCGCATGCCGGCGGAACCCAACTGACAGATGATGCTGAGGGCATCCCCCTTCCAGCCGAAGAAATTAAAATTTAAATCTTCTCCAATACCCATCTCGGCAACAGATGTCTCCTTGGCTAATTGCGAAGACGAGGCAATGAGCGCCATCTTTTTGATTTCATCGCCATATGTATCGTCCACGCGGGCAACAGTAAGGGCGGGAAGGGGCGACATGGTGCAACTTCCACCACGGCAACGGCGCGGTGATGTAGGGTTCGTGGAATGGAGAACAAAAAGACTGCGTCTAAGCCAAGGACCTCCAAGAAGGCCAAGGCGACGCCAAAGAAGAGCAGCGACAAGAAGGGTTCGGCTGTCAAGAAGCCAACGCCATCGCGCGTCGCTAAGCCAGTCAGCCAGCCCTCTTCGGCGACAGCGAAGTCGCCGAAGAAGAACTGGTTGAGCAGGTTTTTGGGTTTCTAGCCCTTACTTGTTCTTGCGCGACTCGCGCAGGATTGTCTCAAGCTCGAGCTTCGTCAGTTGCTCAAACTCGTCTGAGTGGGCAGCCTTCAGCGCGAGCATTGCACGACGGCGCGCCTCGCTGCGCATCAGGACCATCTTCTTGCGCTCGGTGCGCTCCTCGTCAGAAAGGCGCGGGCGCCCTCGGCGAATCGCGCCTTTCTTCTTGAGGTTGGCGTAGCTGGTGCCCGCCACCTTTGCTTTTGCGGTTGCTGACATTGCAATTCCTCCATATCGGTGGTTACTATTACTCCCATGAATGTAGCGACCCCTACAACTGAAACACAACTTTGTTCCGAAAGTTTTTTTCCAGGGAATTACACCGCTGGGATTTTGGCGTATTTAAGGGATCTTTCGGGTGATTCGCGCGACTTGGTGGGGGTCGCCGAGGTGGTTGATCGTCTGCTGGATGTCCTAGCCGCGATGCCAGAAACGCCAATTGACGGCGATGCTATTGGTATTCTTTTACGGCGAACCAAGGTGGGTGGGTGTCTGTCTAGCGGCGACGGGGGGTAAGATACCTGTTCTAATGTCTAATAAATCACATATCTGCCCGCGTTGCTCGGGAATGATCCCGAACGATGTCACGCCAGGCGCGTACCCTGGCGCCATCTCGCGCCTCGATAACCGCACCGAAATCTGTTCATCGTGCGGTTCTGACGAAGCGGCACTTCAGTTCGCTTTCGGGCACGTCCCAGATTGGCGGGGCAACTGATGACACTCGCCGACAACGACCAAGCGCGCATCGTTGAGAGTATTGAGAACATCGTCGGGTATCTGACCGGCGTGCTGAACGACATTCGGGCCGGCACCTACACGCGCGAGATGGCGCGACGCGATGCCGAATGTCTGATTTACCACGAGGGGATTGACTTCATTTCCGCTATTTCTGAATACGCCGACAGCGACGATGCCCCTAGCGGCGACGGGAAGTAGGTTAGAAGTCGTGCCAACCAAGCGTGGGACCAAGCGCGACAAGGTGAAAGAACGCGCATCTAGACTTCGTAGGCTCGCTGGCAACGGATTAATCGAACCACGGTTCGATAATCCGCCAGAGCGCATCTGCCACGAGGAAGGCTGTTCCGTGGTGTTGTCTCGCTACAACTGTGGCACCTACTGCCACCGCCATCAGCGCGAACGCGTCCTAGATGGTCGCGCGAAGGTGAATGTGAGCGAGTATCTTGACGAATGAACGACGACAAGCGCGCCCTCGCTCGACGAACCATCATCGGTTCGGTCGTCACGGCCATCGGGCTCGTCTCGCTCCTGTGGGCATCAGACTTCGGCGACCCTGCCTGGCGTTGCGATACCGACCCAGTAATGGTCAAGCAAGGCGATACGCTGAACTCCATCGTACGCGAACGATGCTCTGGCGACCTCGTGGGTGCTCTCTACGGCGCTTACAACTCTTACGGCGCAGTCATCTACCCCAGTCAAGTAATCTGGTTGCCTTCACGTAAGGGTTGTTCCGTATTCATACTCGCGGGCAACGCCCACGAGAACTGCTAAACGAAAGGACCCTTGTGGGAAAGACTAAGTATTCAGATGTCAAGGTGTCGCTTGACGACATAGATGGCAATGCGTTCGTCTTGCTGGCGCATGTGAGGCGTGAGTTGCGTCGCGCTGGATCATCGGAAGAGGAAATACAAGAGTTCACCGACGAAGCCACGGCAGATGACTATGACCATCTCTTGGCAACCATCACTCGATGGGTGGACATCACATAACCATCATGAACCCCCAGGCATCGAACCCACTCGAACTCACCCACTTCCGGACAGATTTCCTTCACAACTACTGCGGCATCAATCAGATTGCGTCGTCGTTCGAGATCCTCACCGCACTGCTTGATGACATCACTAACCATCGCATCTCGTCTGAGATGCTTGGCGTGAACGAGACCGACCTACTTGATGCGATAGGCGATGTTGTCGCTGTTGCCGTGTGCAAGACGAACTGGCAGATACGGAATACCTAGCGGCGAGCCAACCTAGACTGTACGGCATCAACCCACAACACAAGGGGACACAATGAAACTCTCAACATTCTATACGGACATCGCGCGCGATGTGTTGGGCGTGTCCCCCAGCGAGTTCGCTCGCGTCCTCCGAATGGCAGAGAGCCGAAACGATGTACCAGACTGGTCGGAGGCGACCGATGCCGACATCAAGAAGTGGTGGGTCGAGGTAACATCGTGACCGTGGGCGACATCCAACGAATCTATTCGGCAAACATCGTGCTTGAACTATTGGAATTCTCCGCCGCTGATTTGCGGGCGGCCAAAAAGCTGATAGACGATTTCATCACGAAACTCGCCCAGGCGAGTGACGCGGTATCTGACCTCGCGTGGGAAGTCGGCGACATTCACCTGACCGCTGAGAGCCACGAAGATGTGGCATCTTGATGACCGATGCCCGGACTCGGCGGGTGCCGTGGGCGCGCATCTAGCGGCGACCACTAGTAGAGTTATCACACCAACACACGGCGGAGGTACTACGCGTGGGCGATAGATGGGCAGTAGGGTTCCGTGGAGACGGACCTAATCCAACCAACATCTGGCTGTATTCGCATTGGGGCGGTGGGTCTCGGCACGAGACACTCGCCGCCGCCAT